GTTTTATGTTGTTTTTTAACAACTCAACAACTTGATCTGGGTTTATAGCACGATTTTTAGATGCAGAGGAAAGCAAAGATTTATTTATCTTAATATCTTTCAACTCTTTTTCTAAACTTGTATATTTTTTATTGAACTCTTCAGACTTTTCTTTGAGTATCTGCTCAAACTCGCCTTTTTGTATTTTAGTTTTTTCTTCTGCTTGTTTTTGATTTTGTACTGCCTCAATAGCAGTTTCTAAATCTTCTACATCTAATTTTTTATAAATAGATGCTCTTTCTTTTGCCAACCTTTGTTTGACTATGTAATCAACATCTTCTTGTGAGAAAGTGTTTGAATTTACAGTTTCAGTTGGTTGTTCCGTTGGTTGTTCTTCAACAACGGGTGTCGTAGTTTGTTCTACTTGTTTTTCTTCAGCCATTTAATACTCCCTGTTATATATTCCATTCTGGGTTAGTCGGAATCCAAGTGTGTCGGCAACGATAACCACCACGAACGATAAAAGGATCGCCTGTAGATTTACCAGCCCACGACCTGTTATTCCAAATATCCCGAACTTCTTTTTCGGTTAATGTTTTGTTTACCATACTTCTACAAAAAGGTCTAGAGTCACGGACAAGTGTTCCAACGTATTGGAAGTGATTAAGACCACTATCTTTTGCTTTTTTAACAGTAAACTGTCCGTGAAACTGCATTACTGAATCATGTGCTATTTGACCAGCATACTTACGCATGTTGTCGCCAGCTCTGTCAGAGGCATATTCAGTCCTTAATTTTCGTATTGCCTCCTCTACTTGTAATTTCATTTTAGCATTAAATTTATTTTCATTAACAAAATCAACCAATTTATTAATTTCTGCCATATTTGAACGTTGATATACTCCGTTTATATGCCCTCTTATATTTGAAACCATATCCTCAAATGGTCGTCCAGCAATTATACTTTGATAAACCTCATCATTTATTACTTTTAAAAATCTTTCAGCCACATCTTCAAAACCAGCAAACACTTGATATTTTAATGAATTGATAGTTTGTAAATCAACATCAGTTAAATTTTTAAATTTAGCTGGTATAGGCATTTTTCCAAATGTTTTTAATACCTCGTTAGCTACCCTGTTATATTCTTCATTGATAATTAAATCTGCCTCTTCTAAAAATGTGCTTTCAATAATTGATCGTAGTCTTGGCTGTAATTGTATTGCTAATCTTATATCAACTAAATCTAGACTGCCTTTTGTTGCTCTAGTTAGTTCTTTGACGACATCTTCCTCTAAACGATAGAGAGTATTTATTAATCTTTCTTCGTGTTGATCAGCAAGTTGGTCAAGTATTGCACTCATTTAATACTGTTTCGCCAAGCATATAAACTCCAATACGCAGGACTCAAAGTTTTTTGTCCTTTTACTTTTTTAAGAACACCACCCATACGAGCCATAAAGCTACGTTTCCTTGCTGGTATGTTGGATTTGATTTTCATTCCGGGATCGCCAAATCTAACCTTTTTTATATTAGATGTTTTTTTATCTTTAACGTAAACAGCAAACTTTCTTGATTGTCCAGGAGTACGAAAAGGTTTACCAAGTTTTACTTTTTTACCTTGATATGTAGCCATTACTTTTTCTTTCGTTTACGTTTACTTGCTCTTAAAATAATATCTTTATCAAAAGTTCCAGAACGACCACGACTAATTAATTTATTTACCCTAGCCATAGACCATTGAGCCATACCAATACGAGGTCTGCTACCACTACTTAGGAATGCACCTTGCCCTCTACGATATGATGCTTTTAAATCAGCAAAGTTAAAAAGTTTTGATTTTTTTGCTTTAGCTTTTAATGTTTTTACAACACTTGCCGATAGTGGTTTTCTAAATTTTCTAGCCATTATATTTTTGTCCTACGTTTAAGTAAACTCATTGGAATCCTACCACCACTTTTATAAATTGATGACATAGTTTTTAATAAAGATGCTCTAGCACTACGTTTTGAACCTTTTAGTCCTTCTAAATATTTTGAGGGGATTTTAGTTTTTTTATCTTTTCTAACTTTCTTCTTCTTCTTCGCCACTTGGTGTTTGTCCTTCTATTTCTGTTGTTTGAAACTGACCTCTAACTGTTCTCGTTGAATCAATCTCATCATTAATAGTTTTAATAGTTTCGTTATCATCAATAACAGCCTCAGCGATTTGTTTATCTAACTCTTTGTTAAATGTTTCTGATTTTATGCCACTTGATTTAGCCATTTGTAAAAACTGTAAATCATTTGCCCAATCTCTAATATCAAAAGTATCTGGGTAATCAACTGAACCGTCCCAATCTTTATCTTGCCACTTTGCCCATACACTCCATATTTGATCTTCTGCATTTTCTAAATAATCTGCCTTTTCACTAAGTCTTGCGTTCAACAACTGAAACTCTGTTTGTAATGCTATACCACTTGCTATCTGTGTTCCTGTTGCTCTAACTGAACCCATGTGTGTTATTCTATCTATTGCATCAACTTTGTTTTGAATACATTTCATAATACCGTCTAGGTTTTGCCCACTAGGTTGTATAATGTATGGTTTTAAATTTGGTTCCATGTCTTCTGGTATTTCTATAATGCTACCAGCACCAGCACTCGCCTCAACGTTTGGTGTTTTAACTAAACTTGGGTGGTTGGCTAATCTAATTAATTGTTCTTTTTCTGAGTAATCGTTGTAAATAGACTGTTGTAAATGTGCAACATCTGCTAAATCACTTATACCGATAGGACGTTTATTACCTCTTAAATTGTAAACATTAACTGCTGGTATCATACCGATAGGATTTGGTATTTCTTCTATCGTTCTTATATCTCCGTCAGCATACTCTTTGTCGTAATCTTTTACTTCATAAGTGCCGATAGTTTCTTCTGTAAAAACTTTTAATATTGCTCGCTGTGAATTTATATCCTCAACAACAACTAATAAATCTAAATAAAATCTACCACTTGCAGCTCTTTTATAATTCCAATTAACAATGTTTTCTGGAGTGTAAATTGAAATATATGGTCTAATGTCTTGTGATAATTCTTCTGCTCTTGTTTTTGCATTAGTTTGTGGTTTGTCAATTATAACCCAACAATTACCATATATACTTGCATTCATTTGAACCTCACGCATAACAGTATCAAATGATCTACCGTCTAAATCAGCATCAGCAATAAATGATTCTAATTGTGGATCGCCATCAAGTGAACCATAATCACGAGTAGGTGGCACTCGCCATAAAAAACTTGTATAAATTTGTACTACGTTTTTGCAGTGGTTATCAAGTGGAGTATGTCTTATCCTAGCATCATATTCTTCAGGACTTTCTAAAATATATCTATGTAAATAATATCCGTTTTTATAATCATTACCACCAAGATAACTACGGATATAGAACTCCCAATTATTGACGTTCTTATGCCATAAGTCATGTTTGCTTGTTAAAAAATCTCTGTCCATCAACTCCACCTACTTGGAGGGCTCGGATTAAATTCCCTTTTGAGTGGGAAATTATATTCTACCATATAACCCAAAGCATCGTTAAAGTGATCGTAGCCACTATCCTTATCGGGTATATGCGTTCCCTCTTTGTATATTTGTCTTTCTATGCTTTTAATTACGTTTTTGCAAGATTTTAAAATAAACAAACTATTAATACCTTTTGCGTTTTTTAGTTTTGCATTAACTGAATTTATTCTATCTCTAACTAATGGTGCAGTATTTCTTGATCTTACTTCAAAGCCAGCATTTTTTAATATCGCTAAATCAGTAAGACCACCAGCAGATGTTTTACGTTGTCTTGCACTTGGGTCTGGATAAATCACACTTTTATTTTTATACCTACTTTTAATTTCTTCAACCATTTCATTTGTGTTTGATGACCATATTTGTATCTCATCTATAACTATAATTCTATCATTTTCTATTACAGAAACAACAGCACACATAGGGTCAACGTTAAAATCTAATCCAATATGCAAAGTTTTATATGGGTTTGAATAGTGGTCAATAATATTTTTATTTCTATCAAAGTTATAATAAATCATACCAGCATAATTTACAAACGATGCCATATATTCTTGCTGAAAAGTTCTTTCGTCTAAATCTTCTTTAGCTTGTTCTATTTCTTCTTTGGGAACTTGCAATCCCTCTAATGTTGTAAATTTAAAACTTTGCCATTCCTTATCACTTTGTCCTTTGACGTACATATCATAACCCCAATTACCAAAGCCTCTTGGTGTGCCACAGAATAAAGCATGTCCTTGTGTATCACTAAGAGTAGGTCTTAATACTTCATACCAAGCAACAGGGCTTATGTCAGCAAACTCGTCCATGACTAAGAAATCTAAACCAATACCACGCAAACTGTTTTCATTATCGGCACCTCGCAACGATATTCTCGAATTATTACGCAATATTACAGTCAAATCGCTATTATTTACTTCAGAAACCCAGTTATGCTTACGCAATCTTTGTACTAATTCTTGCCAACATATAGCTTTTGCCTGTCTATACGTAGGTGCTACATACCAAACTTTTCTATTAGGAAACCTTGCAAATCTAGCAAGTTCATGGATTGCTAAGAATGTTTTGCCGAATCTTCTGCCTGTAATAAGTATTCTAAATCTGGCAGAATCTTTGATTACTTCTGCCTGTGGTTTAGTTAATGGCATTAAACAAGGTCAGTATTCCATGGCAATGGTTCTGATTCTTCAGATGTTTCAACCTTATCTTTCATACCTAGATAATTTTTAGAAAGCCAAATCAACATGGTTGTATTACCACGCATAGCTTTATCAAACATTGCTCTACGTAATGACCTTTTGCCCATATCCCATCCCTTTTTTATAGGGGGGTCAAAATTACGTTTTAATGTGCTTACTGATACACCACAAAAGTTCGCAATCTCTTCACGAGTACACTGCATTGCGGCTAGTTTTTCTATATCTTCTAGGGTATATGGCAGTTCTTTCTTAGGTCTGCCTACTTTTTTTTTCTCTGTCATTTTATCCTCTTTCCCCTGAGTAGTGGGTATTTTGACTTTTTACATTATTTTTT